CCTTACTTTGTATCGACGTCATAAAGCTCCTCCAATCTCTCAAGCGTCAGATCGACCGCGTCCTCACCGAGCACCTTCTGCACGGCGGAGATCCTGTACTGTTCGCCATCCTCCGGGATCAGATATGCGGCCCGTTTCCGTCCGACCTTCGGCAGATCCAGAAGGCCGTGGGCACGGATAAACAGGTCGATCCTCTGATTCGCTCCCATCGCGGCGTATAGCCGGGTAACACCGACGGACCTCTCGGAATAATATGCCTGTCCGACCGGGACCAGCTTCTCGACGGGCATAGCACCGTTCGGCGCCTTGTTCTCGAGTATGTAAAAAGTAAGCAGCCCCTCCGGCATGGCTTATTCCCCCCAGTCGGTCGTTCCGGTGTGCATCGACAGCTGCGCCTTCTGCTCGTCATATGATGCCTTCAATGCGTCATACTGCGATGCAAAACCCGGAGTGTTCATTTTGCAAAATGTTATGATCGCCCGCTGGATCAGCGGGTTCTCTGTTTCGATAATGCCGTTTTCGACGTCGGTGCCGGTGACTCCGGCGACACGCAGATCGTCCTTGCATTCCAGGATCATCCGCTGGATGTCTTCGTCGAACGTGCCGGAGGCGATCCGCATCGCCATCTTGACCTTACGAAGCATTTAGCGCCTCCTTACTTGAAAGGAGGAGCGGGATCTCTCCCGCCCCTCATTGATACTTACGCCTTCGCAAATCTCACGAACGCAGCGGCATCGAGCAGCTCGCCGTCAGCCAGAGTAGCGCCGCGGAACTGCAGATTGGTCGTAGTCGCGCTCTCGAACGGCTTAACCTCGAGAGCCTTGAAGATGTTGACCTTGTAAGCCTTGGGATCGCCGAAGAAGATGGTCTCCTTGGAGCTCACGAGAGCCTCACTCATCAGGATCACATCATGGCCGAACAGGCGATACTGGAAGCCCTCGTTGATGATGTAATCATTGAGAGAAGTGATCTGCATCACCTCACCGTAGAAGAGTTCAGGAGTCATGATCCACACAGCGCCAGAATGATACTGTGCACCGAGGGCCGCCATGATGGTCATCAGATCCTTCTTTGTGACGCCGGCAGCGGTAAGGGCCGTTGCGGAAGCGGAGACGCTGACGGTGATACCCTTGAGGCTGTTGGTGCCGGTGCCGACAAGGATGTCCTTGTTGATCGCATAGCGGATGGAGTCAGTGAGATTGTTGACGATCCAGTCGTGGATCGCGTCGATCGCCATATGATCGATGTCCGCGCCAACGGTAAGCAGCTTAACATACTCGTTGGGAACGAGATCTGCATAGCCGACCGCGTCAGAGGACTCGGTGATGGTAGCGCCGACGGCCTGAGCGGTCGCGGCGTTGACGGTCGTGGCCTTCGGGAATCTCACATAGCTCGGGAACTGTGTCACATCGACACGGCCCAGGAGCTCCGCGGGCTTAACCAGGCGGTCCCAGACCGCGTTAACGGTCATGGTAGGGATCACAGCAGCGGCAGAGGTAAGCGCGGCACGCTCTTCGGTGTTGAGCTCACGGCCGACGATGTTCTTAACCCATGCGTTTCTGTATTCGAGAGTTTCTACTCCGTACATTTTGGTTTCCTTTCTGGCTTCCTCTTCGCGGAAGTCTTTGATCACTTTGCCGGCACCCTGCGCAACCTGTGCGCGGAGCTCGGCCTTTTCAGCTTCGGCAGCCTTACGGGACCCCAGCTCGGCGTTGATACCCCTGGCTTCCTCTTCGAGAGCATCAAGGTCCGCCTCCGGAGCATCGATCTCCGTGAGGATCGCGGCCTTCCTCTCCTCCAGCTGCTCGATGGTCATGTCCTTAAATTCCATGATTCACCTCGCTAATAATTCTGATTCTCTGCTTCTGGCGCTCAATCTTCCGCTGCTCGGCTTTTGCACTCTCCAGTGATGCCCGCGCACTCTCCAGTGCATCGGACAGGCCTCTCGCCTGGATTGACGTCTGTTCATACGCCGGGAACGTCACCGCCGACACCTCGAAGATCTTCGCGAATGATCTGATGTGTCTGGTCGGGTGCTCGCTCTCGAGATCGTCCCAGCTATCTTTATCGACCGCGAACATGAAAGACATCCCAGAGAGGTCTCCCCTGCTCACGGCCGAGTAAAGGCTCTTTGCTTCGACATTGTTCTCCGTGTCGAGGTCGACGCGGATGTCCATGCCCTTCTCAGGCACGACGCTCAGCTGCATCGTGCTGTTGACGTTGTTGTTCCGGGACCGGGCCAGCGGGATCATGTCCGTGTTGTGGTTCACCAGGAACCGGACATCCCTTAAGTCCGTCGCGTCCAGTGCTCCGTCGTCTATGATCTCGTCATACCATCCCAGATCGGTCCTCTGTCCGTACACGATCGGCGTGCCGGTGAGGACGTTCCCGTGGTTCTCGCTCTCTTCGGCGCGGACCTCGAAATTAAACGCTCGGATTTCCTTCGTCATTGTTCTCTCCTCCTGCGACCCGATAGTCTGCGTTGTAGTACTCGCCGCGGATGATCCGGGCGTCACCGCCCTCAACCGGCGGCAGCTGCCAGATCTCCCTGGCGTCGTTAATGGACATCAGCCCGCGGTCGACGAGCTGCGTCGAGACGTCGAGTTTGTCGCGGTTGCTCATGTACTGCAGGCGATTCGCCGTGGCCATGACCATATTCCCCGCGGACTGCTCCCGCAGGGTGTAGAGCATCTTTGTCATGACTTCGGAGAACTGCACCGCGAACGGTTCGATAGCACCCTCGTAAAAGGCGCTCCAGGCGTCACCATAAGCCTTATTCATGAGAACATCGTCGTTGACGCCGAAGTAGTCATAGACGTTCTCCTTGATCGCTCTCATCTGGTCGGAGTCGATCACCCAGGGCTTTGCCTCGATCTGCCGGATGTCCGTGTAGGTGTTCGGGAAAAGTAGTATCCCTCCGCCCTCGGAGTCCTTCGAGAAATTCTCAGCGGTGAACCGCTTCCGCTCCTTCGCCAGATCCTCGGTCTTTGTGAAGTTGCTGACCTTGGCCATGAACCGGTAGGACGCGGCGCTCTTGACGCCTTCCTCGATGCCCTGGTTCTGGATGTGGATCATGTCCAGCGTCGGGAGCAGCGCGTGATTCGACTCGCCGAAAAGGTCGTCCCTGCACTGGAACTTCGTCATGATCCCGCAGAAGTCGAGCTCGATCGCCGCCGTCTCGCCGTGGCTGAACTTATACCGGAGGTAAGGACGACCGCCGAAGTCGACCACGTCGCACTGCGTCGGCAGTACTGGGAAGACGCCGGAGGGCTCGCCGTACTCGTCGAACACAGGCACGATGAAGGCCGTGTTATGGACGTCGAGGATCGTGCTGAGCCGGTATAGGAATTTCGACCAGGTCATGAGCTCGTTCGGCGCGTGCTTCATTTTGGCCTTCAGGGCGGGCCGGGCTGATCCGATCATCTCCACCCGCAACTTGGAGATGTGCGTGGCTCTGGCATTGATCGCCGCACGGATCAGCTCGTTCTCGTAGATGTCGCCGCCCCACTTCGTAAAGTGCGGCGTGTATCCGTTGAGCATTTTGTAAGTGCCCCGGTACTGTCCGCGCTCCTTTGGCCGGTTTTTGAATATAAGATCAAACAGTCCCATGATTTACTCCGTGTTCTCCAGCCGGTCGGCCAGCTCCTCGCGTTTAAACATCCGGATCGCGAACGCGTCCGAGAGAGCGGCGACGCCGTCGATGTGTGCGGTCGGGCTCAGCTTGATCAGCCGGACCTTTGCCAACTCCGTGTCCGTCTTTAGGGCGGCATCCAGAAAATGAATTTTCAGCAGATCATTGTCGCCACAGTGTATCGTCCCGTCCTTCATGCGGCCCTCCATCTCGCGGAGCACCGGGGACAGGTTAAAGCCCTGCCCGATCGTGTCGGTCAGGAATCCGTAAGTCTTGAGATCCTGCTGCAGATACTGCGCACAGTACCGGTCGAGGCCGATGTACTGCGGATAGAGCTCATATTTCTCGTAGAGGTCCAGTATCCACTGGAAGCAGTCCCGGAAATCGACGTAATTCTCCCCGGACAGCGTCAGGAGTCCACGGTCGACGTATTGCCGGTAAGGTATGCCGTCCCTGCTGATCGCCTCGTCGATCTTATTCCCGGGCAGGAAGAACTGAGAGAAGACATAGTCCTCTCCGCCCTTCCGGATCAGGACGCAGCAGCTGGACAGGTCGGTCGTCTGCGATAAGTCCACACCGACCACGCAGTAGCTCCCGCGGAAGTCCTCGATCCGGAGCGGATCGCCGAAGCACTTCCCGACGGTCACCGTGTCGAGCCATGCGAGTGAGCTGGCCTGCTTAATGCAGCAGTACTTGGTCAGGAACTCCGTCCGCTTGGATAGAGATCCTTCCGCGACAGCGATCTCCTCGAGGAGATAGTCGACGGAGACAGACGTCCCGAGGTTCGGGTTAGACTTCCGGAGCTCGTTGATGTCGTTCCACTTGTCGACGTCGTCGATCATGTAGAGGAGCGGCAGCAGCCGGCGCTCCTTGGAGTCGCCCAGTAAAAAACGAGTTGATCTCTTGATCAGCTCGTCGTAAATACTGTCATTTATATATCCGGAGGTCGTGCATGAGAGCATCAGACCCTCCGGGCGGGCGCCCATGGCGCTCTTCATGACCTCATACTGTTTGAGGCCCTGATCGCCCTGCCAGCTCGCGACCTCGTCGCAGATGGTGAGCGATGGGTTAAAGCCGTCGGACTTCTTCGCAGAGAAGGCGATCTTTTTGACCGTGCTGTTCGTCCCGGGGATCGAGAGATCCGTCTGCCGGTGGCGGGCGAGCATCGAGTCGTCGTTTACCTTCCGGTGCTGGGTGTCCTTGACCTGGCTGAGCTCCTTCAGCTCCTGCCATTCCGGATCGAGCTGAGTCATCTGCCAGACGTCGTTGTAGATGATGTCGGCCTGCTCCAGCTTCGGGGCGAGACAGAACACCCGCGTCCCATATCCCTCCGCGCCGGATCTCCAGATGTATTCCGCGATACTGCTCGCCAGTTTGCTCTTGCCGTTCTTCCGGGCGACCACGAGCACGATCTCGCAGAACTGCCGGTTCCCGGCCTTGTCGGTGATCCCGAAGATTGCGGAGATCATCGCCCTCTGCCATGGCTCCAGACGGAGCCGATCAGGGGCGAGCGGGCCCTCTGTGTGGAAGCAGTGCCCCTCAATCCATTCGATGGCGCGGTTGGCCTTCTTCGCGTCAAAGAAAAACAGCTTTTCCTCGAGACCGTGCACCAGGTACTCGTAAATCAGGCAGACAAACCGGCCGGCGGTGTACGTCCCATCCTTAAGTCCCTGGTAATATGCGTAAATCCAATTTTTTCCGGCCTTCTTTCGCATACTTTCGATTAACGCGCGCGAATCTGTATAAAATCGAGGATCAAGGCGGGACTCGATTCGGTACCGAATCAATTTGTGACCGGGGGGCTGTCCTTCGCCAAAACTTTCCCGCTCGGCGCCACGATCCATCGCTTGTCCCGTCCCTTGTATAGCTCCGGATGTTCTGCCGCGTGGTGCTTCTTACATAACGCGATCAGGTTGTCAGGCGACAGTGATATCCGGGTGTCGTTTACATTTACAGGAGACAGATGGATCTTGTGGTGAACGATCACCGCCGGCTCCACCAGTCCCTGCGACAGACAGACCTCACAGAGTCCACCGACCTGCTTCATGTATGCACGCCTGCAGTCCTTCCACCTTCCGGACTTGTAGAACCAGTCCAGCTCATGATTCATATTCCCACCGTAACCCGACCCACATCACAAAGAGAGAGAGCCGGGCCTTAAGCCCGACTCCCTTCAACTTCGACGATATCACTATAGCACACCTGATTTTCTCATGTTTCTCCTCTTTTCATGATTTCTGTCATGATGCGCTGCAGTCCACGCTTGCGCAGCCGGTACGCGTGCTGGATACTGCACGGGATCATCTCGGCGATCTTCCGCATGGTGATCCGGCTGATATAGTACGCCTCGAGGACCAGCCTTTCCGTCTCGTTCTCGATCTGGTCGACCATGTCCTGCATCTCCATCAGCAGCAGCGCCCGCTCCCGCATCAGCTGTGTCCTCTGCTTCTCCAGCTCGAGGATCTTCCCGGCCACCTTTGATAGCGTGTCCTCCGGCGAGGTCTGCACCTTGTCCTTGTCGTACCTGATCCCCTGCGGCATCAGGCAGCTCTCCAGCTCCTCGATCTGCAGCGTGATCCGCTTAATTCTCAGCTCGATCCGTCTGACCTGCATCATATACTCGTGGCTAGTCATGATCGCTTCCTTCTCCTCATAAACCTCGCCCGGAGATGTCTGGCCCGCCATGCGGCGTATCTCCGGAGACGTGCGAGCATCTCGCCTTTAATCTCGACCTGCACCCTCATGTCAGCCACCCCGATCACCTCCTCCTGATCTCCAACTCGTACCCCAGGAGATCCAGCAGCCTCACCAGCCCGTCGACCGGCAGGTTGCTCTTGCCGTGGAGCCAATCCGCGAGCGTGTGCCGGTAGACGTAGATCTTCGGCGCGGTCTCTTTGACGGATCTCCCCTGCTCCCGCATCTCCTCGATCAGCCACTTCCGGATTTCATTTCCAGTCATTGATTAAGCCCTCCAGCCACTTGATCACCTCGAAGATCCCCGTCTCTGCTTTGTGGTTTGTACAGACGGATGCTGCTATGTAATGTTTAATCATTACGATTATCTCTTCCGGTGTCATCTCTCCCGTTCCTTTCTGACGTTCTTCTTTTTGACCGCCTTCCGCACTCTGTAGTCGTGCTCGATCCCGGCGAAGGTATCAACCTTTTGCCATGCCCTGATCGGCAGTGTCGGCTCCGGAGCTGCCGGGAGTCTGCCGACCGGGATCTTGATCCGCGCTGTCGGCAGGTTCCCAGAGCTCCTGCCATCCGCAACGGATGCAGTGAGGTCCGTCCCAGGGCTCACGGTAGTATCTGCAGGTTTCACATTCATGTGGCATTGTTCGCCTCCTTTGCCAGTTCATTGATAATGTCATCCATCTGTCAATTTCCTCCCGCACATAGGACAAAATAAGATATCACATTCACGGCATTCGCCTTTGAAGGAGATACGAAGCTTCATTGTTCTCCCCCGTCTGACAAGCCATGCGTGCGAGTTCTTCTCGATTGAACGGACATACCCTTCGGAGTCTTCGTGGCAATATTCACAATCTGTTTGCTCTGGCTGTGCGACTTCCTCCGCCTTTGTATCAATAATTATCCCCAGCTCGTTATATGTGGTAGTAATTAAAACCTTTCTTTGTTTATTCATTTCTTCCATCCTTTCTGCTGATTGAATCGTTCATGGCCCCCACCTCCACCTTCCCGCCGAGCTCCTGCATGATGTCGATCAGCACCCGAAGCGGCATCGATCGCCCGCGGTTAAAATAATTAATCAACGCATTCCGGCTGATCCCTGTCCGGCGGGAGAGCTCGACCATCGACAGGTTGAGCTCAGCCATCCACTCGCGGATCAGTGCCTTGATTTCATCTTCCGTCATCCGCTTTACCCTCCAGCCATACGAGCACGCGGAAGAGATCCGCCTCGGCTTTGTGATTTACACACAAACTGCATGACATGTAATGTTTAATAATGCGAATTGCTTCTTCTGGTGTCATGACTTTCCTTCCGCCCTCCTTCTTCTCTGCTCTTCTGATCGATCCGCTCTCCTGCGATACTGCTCCTCAGCCCATGAGAGGGCAAATGTCATCCCCGCAGGGCGTTCTTCCGTGTGGTGCGGCAGTGTTGGCTCCGGTGCGTCCGGGAGACGGTCGATCGGGATCTTAATCGTTGCTCTCATCACACGCCTCCCAGTGATCAGAGCTGCTGGTGCATCCTCCGCAGTGCGGGCCGTTGTGGTTTTCGTCGTACCATTTGCACGTTTCACAGTCATGTGGCATTGTTCTCCTCCCATCTTCTGACCTCCACGTCGGTCATATGTGCCAGTGCATCCTCGACGGTGTCATACAGGCCGCAGCTCCCGATCCCGAACTTAAGCCATCCGTGTCCGCTCAGGCGTTTGATCCTGTGCGGCACTCTGTAGACCTTATTTCCGGTCAGACCGCAGATCCCGAAGGGATAACCGTCAGGATCTCGCCGGTCGGGATAGACGTCCTTAAACCTCGGACAGGTATCACACTTGACCATCGCTCTCCTCCTTAATCTTTGTAAGTATCCTCTCGAGCAGGAGCTCCCCGTAGGTGTGCACCGTCGCCCAAACAGCCTCACCTTCCACTGCACAGCTGTTTGCCGTTTTGCGCTCATGACGCAGGCAGGCCTCCAGCACTTCCGTGATCTGCTCCGGTGTCATACCTTCCCCTCCTTCGCGAACTCGCACAGGAAAGCAACATTGGTTGCTATATGGGACAGGTGAGGCAGGCCGCTCTCCTCATCGACTCCGGCAGGATCGTCGAGATAGTTGAGGAGGTGGCGCATCAATGCGTCCCGGTACCTCTGCGGTTCGACATTCTTCCAGTTGTCCGGGCCTCCTTCCGGGTACTTTTTATTGCCATACATCCTCACTTCGGCAATGCATCGGATGATCTGCCTCGGCACCAGAGTCAGCTGGAGCTTCCCCGCATCACTCTTTGCCTTCTGGTCGTTGGATCTGACATAGATCGGATTCGTCTTAAACTCCATCATCCACCTCCTCCACGGAATACCTCTTGCTCCCTTTCCGCAGCCCTTTGCATACTGCGGACGGCGACACCCCGATCTTCCGGGCCAGTCCTGACACCGTCGGAGCTTCGGCGACAGGATGATCGTCTTTGTCGTAGTAGATGTAGATTTTCATTTGCTGACCCTCTCTTTCAGTGCGGCTAGCAGGGCCGCCTGTGATGTATCTTTTGCCTGCAGGGCGTGCATGGCCTGCTCGTCGACCGTTCCCTCCGCGATCAGGTGGTGGACGATCACCGGACGCTCCTGGCCCTGCCGGTGCAGTCTTGCGTTGGCCTGCTGGTATAACTCGAGTGACCACGTGAGCCCGTACCAGACAATCACGTGGCCGCCCTCCTGCAGGTTGAGACCATATCCGACGGACGCCGGATGCGCCAGGAGGACGCGAATCTCGCCCCGGTTCCATGCGGCGATGTCCTCCGGGCCGTCGAGCTCCCTCGCGTCCGGGATCCGGGCACGGATGCTGTCCAGGTCATGCCGGAAGCTGTAGAACACCAGAACCGGCTCGCCGGTGGTGTCGACGATCTCTTCCAGCGCGTCCACCTTCTGCTGGTGGATCCGGACGACTCCGCCGCTCTCGGTATAGACCGCGCCGTTGGCCATCTGCAGGAGCTTGGACATGACTGCCGCAGCGTTAAGCGCCGCCACCGTCTCGTCCTCGCCCAGCTGGAGGATCTGATCCTCTTCCATTGCCTGGTACATTAATTTTTCCGACTCGGTGAGTCGGACCGGGATGATGTTGTCGATCCGCTCCGGCAGCTGCAGATAATCCTCCGCGCTCATGCTGACGCAGATGTCGCCGATCCTCTTCTCGATCTGCTCCCGTGCTCCCTTCCGCGGTTCCCACTTATAAACCACGTAGCCGTTCCGCATTCCCGGCCGGAAAAACTCGTCCCTGTACCAGCTGATCGTCCGCCCCAGGCGCTCGCCCCTGTCCAGCAGGTAGATCTCCGCCCAGAGATCCATCAGCCCGTTGGGCGATGGCGTGCCGGTGAGGCCGACCACCCGGTGGACGCAGGGCATCGCCTTGCGCAGTGCCCGGAAGCGTTTCGCCTGCGGATTCTTAAAACTGGACAGCTCGTCGATCACGACCATGTCGAACGGCCAGCCCTTTTTGCGCTCCTGCAGGAGCTCCACCAGCCAGATCACATTGTCCCGGCCGATCACGTAGATGTCTGCCTCCGCATCGAGCGCTGCCGTCCTGTCCTTCACGGATCCGAGGACCGGCGAGATCCGGAGGTCGTGCAGGTGGTCCCACTTTGCAGCCTCCCTCGTCCACGTGTCCTCCGCGACCCGCTTCGGCGCGATCACCAGGACGCGGAATGCGGCGAAGTCATCCAGGAGCTCCCGGATCGCGGTCATGGTGATCACTGTCTTCCCGAGTCCCATCGAGAGAAATAAGCCGACCCTTGGCCGCTCGCAGATCATCCGCGTCATCCTTCTCTGGTACTCGTGCGGCTTATATTCCATCGTTCACGACCTCAAAATGCCATCCGCCTTTATCAAACCGGTCACCGTACCGTTTGCGGCAAAACTGCAGAGAATAGTCGTTTCCGAATATGTGCCGCGAGGCGTGCTTGAGAAATGAAAAGTACAGCGTCTCCCCGGATAACTCGTGCGTCGCTTTCACCTTGACCGGGCGTCGCCAGTGGCCCATCGCCAGGGCGCTGTCGACGTTCCCGCGTCGATCGCACCAGCGGAGATTAATCGCCCGGTTATCCTGACGGTTGGCGTTCTTGTGATCAACTTCCGGAAGCATATCCGGATTTGGCAGATATGCCTCTGCGACCAGCCGATGGACATATTTATGCTTAACTCGGCCGGACCGGTCGAACAAATTGACGCGCAGATAGCCGCCTGTATTCTCGTATGGCTTTAGCGCTTTGCCCGTTCTAAGAGAGACGATGTCGCCGTTTTCAGTGGCTCCGTATAGGCCCTCATATCCTTTAATCGCTCGCATGATTAACCTCCTCTCAAATCTCATATCCGCCCATTCCGTCGTAGACGATGGAGCTCACCACGTGGTCGTTCATGTCCTGGATAAACTCCTTCGCACCGTCCTCTCCGTAGACCACAGCGACCTGCTGGTCGAGCTCCAGCAGCCGTTTGATCTGGTACTTCTGCACCATGGAGAGCCTGCCGGTCGCTGTCTTCAGCTCGACGAATACCAGCCGGCCGTCGGGGAACATGGCGATCCGATCCGGAACACCATCCTGCCCGGGCGAGGTGAATTTCCAAAACTCCCCACCCATCTTCTCGATCCGTCGCCTGATCCATGCTTCGATATCTCTTTCCCTGGTCAATGCTTCTTAACCTCCCGGCAGTACTCCAGCCACAGCGATTTGAAAACAGCCTGCGCTTCATAACACGCGCCGCAGGCGGTCAGATGCAGCGCAATCACGTCACGGTCATCATTCCGAGGAAACTGTCGGTCATCCCTGCAGTCTCTGGCGAAGTCGCCCCGCGGTGAGTCGGCGTCCTTGTATTTATCGACTACCCATTTTTTGAACACTTTTTTCCTCCAGTGCCTAAAAAGGGAAAAGTGGACGTTTTTTCGTGTATTTCTTTTTTATATGTGTTTATGCTCTTATCTCTTCTTATATTTCTTATTTTTTCCTCACACACGAGATATAAAAAAAACATCCACTTTCTCCACTCTCTGTCAGTTGTGACGATAATTCTTAAATCTGAACTCTAAAAATCCTCCACTTTTTCCACTTTCAAACGGAGCTGTGTAAAATGATCCACCCCGTCACGAGCAACTATCCCGAAGCCCTTCTCCTTCATATTCGCCCGGAATCCCGTCCTGCTGAGAGCGTTCCGGTCATTGTCCAGACAGTACGCCTCATAGGCCGCGTAGGCATCCGAGGTCTTGCACCGCGCTCGCTTCTCCCGAGCCGCGCACTGTCTCAGGAACGCACTCACGGTGTCCGTCCTGTCGTGCAGATCTTCGACTTCCAGCCGGCTGTTGGCACTCTCCGTGAGGCCCCTGCGCTTGAACGCTTCCGACACAGCCAGGACGGCCATGTGGAAGAAGGTCTCCAGATCGCCCTGCAGCCGCTCCTTGAGATCCGGGAAAAACGTCTCCGCCTGCTGCAGCGGCAGGATCAGCAACCGCCGATAAAACGCATTGCTCTGCTCGTCCCTGGTCGCCGGGATCCTGTTGGCCGAAAACAGCAGCTTGACGTAGGGTCTGAACCGGAACACCTCGCCGCCCTTGATCTCTGCCTGCACTGAGTCCTCGCCGGTGACCAGCTTCAGCGTGCTGGTGTCCGTCATGGCCTCGCTCGACAGATCGCCGCAGGCGTTGAGGAGCTTCCCGAAGAGGAACCGGGAGTAGAACCGCCCGGAGAGACTCTGCAGGCTGATCGCGGACGCGTTCCGTCTTCCGACGATGCCCTCGATCAGTCCCAGCAGGACCGACTTTCCGATCCCGCCCTCGCCGGTCAGGATCAGGAACTTCTGGAATCCGATATAAGGGACCAGGCAGTATCCGGCATATTCCAGGAACATCTGACGGTCGTCTTCCTTTGGGATCATCGCACGGAGGTATTCCTCCATGATCGAGCCCTCCGGGGCCTCATAGTCCGGATCCCAGTCAAACGGGACCTGGTTGAGGCTGAAATACTTCGGATCGTGCGGCTTGAGCTCGAGCGTCTCGATGTCGAGCATCCCGTTCCTGCAGTTGATGAGCCGCTGGGAGCCGACGTTCAGCTCGTCGATGTCGTGCCGGAGCTTCGCCCCGGACAGCAGCAGCTTGTAGACCCGGTCGACCCGGGCGCTGTTGACCAGATCATGGAATATGCACCCGCGGATCAGGCTCTTAAGCTGCGCACCGGCCTCGTCGAGGGTGTAAACGCCGTCCCTGTAGAGATAGGGCTCTCCCGCCAGCAGGATGATTGTCTCCGTGCTCTCGATGTAGTCCGTAATGCTGGCATCGATGATATCGAGCGGGATGCCGGTCTTCTGGCTGACCTTGTGGAACTGCAGCAGCCACTCCGTCCGGGCTCTGTCATCTCCCTCCGGAGCGGCGAAGTCCTCCGCGGCGTCCTTCTGCTTCTCCATCGCCAGCGTGACCTGTGTCTCGTGGTCAGCGGCTGCGAACTCCACCATCCGCTTGTAGGACGGCTTGTCCTGCACGCGCTTGTGCTCGTCGTCCATGTCCAGCTCGCCGAACTTGTGGATCCGTGTCAGGTCAAACGAATTTATGTCCTGTCCACCTGCGGGATCCGTGCTGTGATGGCTGAACGCCAGCCGGTCGTCGTCATAGATCACCAGGCCGCCGCTCGTGGATCCTGCTGCATAAGTCCACCGGTCTTCTTTTGCCGTCGGCACGTAGACGTCCGGGATGAACTTTTGAATTGCCTCCGTGATCGTGTACGTCCGGCAAAATGCACCGATGATGCCGCTCTTTGTCAGCGGATCCTCGACCTTTTCCGCCTTCTCGCGCCGCTTCTTGGTCTCCCTGGAGCTCACCGGCCATTCAGACCAGTCTTTCCAGTTCCTGTATTTGCTGAGGACATCATCCGGATCCAGGAACGGCGCGTCGTGCAGCTCGAACACCGGCTCCACGTCCCTGCTGTGGCTCGGCCAGTACATCAGCCGGTTGACCTCGTAGGTCGTATCGTCAAACGCCTCGATTCCCACCGCGTCCGCCAGCTTCCGGGCGATGGCCTCATACTCCTCCGGGCCGACCTCCTTCGACAGCGGCACGATCAGCCGGAGCCGCGGCTTGTCCGGACTGTGCTTGTGCGTCGAGTAGAGAAGTGCGGCGAAGTCCGACCAGTCGATCATGAGATCCTGCACGCTGTCCCAGAATCCGCTGTCCGCATAGTCCGCGTCGAGCGTCACGATTTGCCTGCCGGTGACGTTGGCCTTGAGCCGGCGGCCGTCTTTGAGGAATCCGCCCACAAAACCGCCGATATCTTTGATCTGGTCCTGTGCGTCCTTTGTGAGGCCCATAAACTCCTTATGCGTCTCCGACGTCTCGCGGCTGTCCGCCAGTTTCGCCGCCAGAACGGACCACCGCATGGTGGTGTTCTTCCATGCGGTGTCGTTCCTGTTTTTTCCGAGGCTGACGACCAGATCCCCGTCATGTTTTAATCCCGAATCGGTCGCTCTCGACATCCCAGATCCTCCTTACTTTTTCGTTTGTGCATTCTGTCATCCAGTGATCCACGCGCTGGATGTCCTCGCGCTCGCCGTGCATCAGGATCAGCCGGAGGAGCCGCCAGCACTGTGGGATCGAGACCGCGGTATAATATCCGCCGTTGTAGTTGTCCTTCTCCTTCTTGCCGGTGCTCCTCTCCAGCTCCTCCAGGTGGATCGTCATGGTCCCGCCGAGGCTGTATCTGACAGTTACGTCCATCGCATTAATCCTTCTTATAGAAGGGCGTCTCGTACCCATCGCCCTTGAGCGGCAGGCCCGGAGCCCAGTCGATCGGGGCGCCCATCGCGGCGTTGATCCGCTCCAGGGCGTCCGTGTCACTCTTCGGCACGTCGACGATCATCTCGTCATGGACGTGCATGACTATCTGGTAGCCCATATCGGCCACCCGCTGCATCGCCACCGCCAGGCAGTCCCGAGCGGTCGCCTGGACGATGTTCTCGACCAGCTTCCCGCCATATGTTTCCGTCTCCTGCCACTGCTTGGTGGTCTGGTTGACTCCCATATAGACCAGTTCCTCGCGGCCCTGGGAGTTCTGCCGGATCCTCGCCTGCCAGTAGCAGAGAGACCGTCCGGAGGGGAGCCGGATCAGAAGGTTGCTGGCCTGGTACCGGAACTCGATACCATGCCGGATCTTCACTGTCCGGTGCTCCGTGATCGCGGTCTTTGCCGCGAGCTCGCAGGTGCGCCAGAACTTAACCACGTGCGGATTCGCCTGGCGCCACTGGTCGACCACGGACTGCAGCTCCTCCTCCGGGATCGTGCCAGACTTGTCCATGGCTTTCATCGCGCCGACCCCGCCCTGGTAGCCGCAGGCGAGAACCGCAACTTTCCCGCGCTGCCTGAGGTCGGCGTTTTGCCCATGTTTCTCGACCGGCACGTGATACATCATCGACGCCGTCCGGCAGTAAATGTCCTCACCGGCCCGGAACGCGTCGAGCGTCCACTGCTCATCCGCCAGCCATGCGATCACGCGGGCCTCGATCGCGGAGAAGTCACTCACCACGAACCGGCAGCCCTCGGACGGGATGAACGCCGTCCGGATCAGCTCCGAGAGGACGAACGCCGATTCGCCGAAAAGCGTCTCCAGCGTGTCGAAGTCTCCCTCCGCCGCGAGCTCCCTCGCGAGATCGAGATCCGGGAGCGTGTTCCTGGCCAGGTTGTGCGTCTGCACCAGCCGGCCGGCCCACCGCCCGGAGCGGTTCGCCCCGTAGAACTGCAGGATCCCGCGCAGGCGGCCGTCAGAACACACCGCCTCGAGCATTGCCGCATATTTGGCCGTGCTCGTCTTCCCGAGGGCCTGTCGGATCTCCAGCACGCGCCGCACGACCGGCGGGAGCTCCTCCCGGAGCATCACCTCAAGGTCATCTTTCCGGAGCTGGTCAACCGGCGCACCCTGCTCCGCGAGCCATGCCTTGAGCTGTGTCAGGCTGTTGGGATTCTGCAGGCCGGTCAGCTCCCTGGCCTCTTCCTGCAGCTCCTGCCGGTGCCGCTCGTCGTATCGGACGATCTCCTCGATCATCGGGACGTCCAGCCGGACGCCGTTGTCATTCATCCGCTGATCGAGCTCCCACAGGTGCTGCTCGCTCTCCGCGAGCGGGAGGAGCATCGACCGGATCGCCATTTCCGTCACCACGTCCTGCCGGTTGTACCCGATGTACAGCTTCCACTTATCCGGATCATGCAGAGGCAGATTTCTGGTCCGCCCGCCGTTGCTCTTGGTAGGCCTGCAGGGCTTGGAGAAGTACGTGATCAGCGCCTTGCCGACTGGATCCTTGAGCTTCTCCTCCGGCAGCCCCAGGGCCGCCCCTGCGGCCGCCAGGGATCCCGGCAGGCCGCACTCCAGGGCGAGCACCATGGTGTCCGACCACTGCTCCGGAGGCATTTCTTCCTCCAGCGCCGCGGCGAGACAGGTCCGCTCAAATTGCGCGTTCCAAGCCGTCTTGGTGACGGCCGGATCTGTCAGCGCATCGAGCAGATCCCGCGGCCAGCACCCCGGCTGGGTGCAGTCATGCACCTCCACCGGGCCGCCGTCGAAGCTGTACCCGATCAGGAGGACCTCAAAATCAGGATCCTCCGCGTACCGGTGCACGCCTGCCTTCGCCAGATCCGTGCCGCTGTATGTCTCGATGTCGATGCTGAGCGTCTTCATGTCCTTGTGGGCCTCGCGAGATTGATCTTTCTGAGGGCCTCGTCGATGTCCTCACTCACTTCGAACTGCCCGGTGATCATGTCGATCACCGTGACAATGTCGCCGTTGTCCATTACTTCTTCATAGACTGCCTGGATGTTGTCCACGCTGATGTAAATATCGCCTGCATGATCAGGATCCGGCGCGGACGGATCCCATCTGGTCAGCTTTATCCACCCCGTCATTTAGAAGTCCTCCTCGTCCTCGAATCCGTCGCCGAAGTCATCCTCGGCAGCTGCTCTTGCGGCGCCCAGGCGCTCGCCGTCCTTGAGCTTCTGGATGTTATTCAGCCCGACACCCACGCCGCGGTTGCCGTTGCTGTCGTAAGGAAAGAAGTTGATCGAGGCACGGCCCCAGCATCCGGAGTAGACCTCATCCGGATCCAGGATCTCGTTCAGATCTTTGTCGACGATTCCCGGCTTGCTGTTGCTGTTGGCGTTGAGGAACATCATCCCCTCATACTCCGGTGCCTCGTCGGCTTTCTCCAGGTCACCGTCACGGAGCGGCAGGTGCAGGTTCTTCGGCTGCTTCCCGCCCCACTTGGAGCTGATGCCCTCCTGGACGGCCTCGTCGATCGCCTTCTGGATCTTGGCCAGCCCGACCCTGTCCTCCTTCGGGATCAGCAGGCAGATGGAAAACTTCGCGTCCTGCCCCTCCCGGAATGCCCTGCTCCGGAAGATGTTCACATAGCTGAATCTGACTTTGTTCGTGATAACTTTGGTTGCCATTTATTCCTCCTCCGCGAAGTCCGACTTCGCGCTCTCTGCTGTGTTAATCGCTTCCCTCTTATCGCTCTCCGGCACCAGCACCGGCTTGCCTGCCGGCCGGACGATCAGGTCTCCCAGGATCCCGGTGAGCTTCTTCTTCCCGACGATTTTCTCCATCGCCGTGATCCCGTAGAGCTTCCGCTCATAGAGAACCGCCTCGTCGTATCCTGCCGCTGTCAGTGCCTCCGCGACCTTGAGGTCGTCGGCGTACTTCCTGATGGCCCTGCCCTCGACGAGCTTCCAGCCGTCATAGTGTTCGCCGGCCAGCGCCTGCTGGAGCGCATATTCTTGGACGTCGCTGGCCCATTTCGTGAGCTGGTCGATCTTTCCGAGGATCTCTCCGATCTCCTCGTTGGTGAGGAGCGCCGGCTTCGCGAAGTCGTACTTCGCCAGCTCCAGGTTGGCCTCTGCTCTCGTCCGGCATACTGCCTTTGCCGGGCACCATCTGCACCAATCGCCTGCTGCCGTCGGCGGCTCCGGGCTCTCTGCCCGCGTGACGGCCGGCTTGATCACCGTCTCCGCCCAGGCGAACAGATCCATGAGCGGGAGCTCCTCGGTGCTGATGTGGTCGAGCCGCGGCTGGACGATGGTCATCCGCACCGTGTTGAGGTCGTAGATGTCGCCGAAGAGCATTGCCGCGCCGAGCCCATAGAGCCTCAGCTGGGGATTGCCCTGGGCGTCAACTCTTACGCCCTTGCCGTACTTGAAGTCGATCACCTCGATGGTGTCGCCGCCGATCACGACCGCATCCGCCGTGCCGTATCCTCCCGGAACCCACGGATCCAGACGGAAGTGCTGCTCGACCATGAGCTCCGCCTCGTCCTCACCGCGCTCCGCGATGATCTCCCGGACCCGCTCCGCGTAGAACGTCGCCGCCTCGTCCATCTCTCCGGACCAGAACTTTGACGCCTGGATGGCCTGCATCCGCCTGCTGTAGTCGGACTGCAAGATCTCTCCGGCTTCGTGCAGGAGCTTGGCCTCTGCGGCGCTGTGGGCGATCGTTCCCTCTTCCGTGTACGCCGTGCCCTGCGGTGCGGGCACCTGCTCGGAGAGCTGGATGGATCCGGGGCAGTTCGACCACCGCTCCGCCGCGGATGGGGAAAATCTGTGGTGTGCTCTCGCCATTACGCCCTCCCGAGCAGCTGCTCCGCCTGCTCCACGATTCCGGCCAGCGCGTCGTCCGGCACCTCGGAGAGCTTGCCATAGCCGGCCGCCTTGATCAGTTCCGCGGCCTTGTTCGTGCCTTCCTGCTTATTGAGGTCGGCGAGGATCTTCCGGACTGCGGGCTTGTCGACCTTCGGCTTCTCCGGAGCCGGCTGGTCGATCAGCTTCTTGACGGCCGCGACCGGATCCTTGAGCATCTCCTTGATCTGCTCCGTGTCCTGCTGGGCCTGCGTCACCGGGACGATTACTGGCTCCGCCGGAACTCCTCCGCGAAACTTCTCGAGCTCTTCCAGGCTGTCAAAAGTGATTACAATCTGCATATCTACCTCCTATAATTGGAGCAGGGCCTCGTCCCTGCTTACTGGCCGTCGTGATCCGCTGCCACGGACTCGTCGGCCATTTTGATGATGGTATCGACCAGATCGTTGAGAGCTTTCCGGACGGCTCTGAGGGTCTTCTCGTCCATCCCGCTCTGGATCGTCTGGGCGTTGACTGCATAGAACGCCTCGTAAATCATGCCCTTGGTCACGCCTGCACCTCCTCGTCTTCCATGTACATCCCGCCGATCGCGGCGAGCGTTCCGCCTCCGACGACCAGGACGGACGCCCATCCGATCGACCCGCAGCAGATCCCAACCAGGAACGCCACCCCGCCGATCATCGCTATTGCCTTGAACATCTGCTTTCTCCTTTCAGATCTCAAAGAACCGCGTCACGACATCGTTTGCGATGTGAAACATTATCAGCATCGGATCCGCGGAGCCTTCCACGTCCTCGCTGTGGTTGCTGATGTCCTGGGCGACGCGGTACATTCCCGCCGGTGTCGGCTCGAGCTCTCGGACCAGATCCATCAGCGCCTCGTAATCGGCGCACGTTCCGCGGGTGTACCAGTCGTGCTCGATGCACATCCGTTGGATCTCCTCGGGCTCCCACTTCTGTGTCTCGGTCAGCACGAACGGCCGGTCATAAGTAATCGTTAATTCCATTTGCGCTTGCCTCTTTCTTTCGGAGCTCGTCGATGTATCTGTCGATCTGCTCCCTGTCGTACAGCACCCTTGTGCCGTATCGGATTATTGCCTGGGCTTCCCTTCCAAACTGGGCGGCCCGTTTCTCTCCGAGTCCCGTATAAGCCCGGAGGAGTTCAAGGTTAATAAGTCTTGGCTGAATCACTTATCGCCTCCTTGTTTACGTTCGTGCACTTACGGGCCAAAAAAAATATAGTCCACAGTCACGCCGTAGTATCCGGCCAGCTTCGCCACGACCTCTGCGGACGGAATCCGCTGGCCGTTTTCGTACTGGCAGATCTGCTGCACGGACACGCCAGACCCAGCAGAGGCTTCCGCCAGTGTGCGGTCGAAGCCTCGCAGCTCCCGGAGCCTGCGGCCGATCTCCTCAGCGTTTAGGATCCTCTCCACTCTTTACCTCCTTTCTGCGCCGCCGCGGCGCCGTTCACGTTCGTGCACGACTAGAATAAGCCTCGCGGGTTTCTTTTGTCAACATTCGTGTTATAATTTTCTCACAAAGTTAAATTTTTATCCACGGAGGGAGTGAGATGTTCGAGAACAGGATCAAGGAATTAAGAAAAGAGAAGGGCCTCACGCAGCAGGAGCTGGCGGACCGGATCGGGACGTCGAAGAGCGCCATCTCTATGTATGAGAAGGGCAACAGGAGACCGAGTTTTGATATTGCGGACGCGCTGTCCGACTTCTTCGGCGTGTCAATCAACTACCTCTCCGGCTCGTCTGACCGGCGCGGCGAATATCCCCGGCATGCGCTGCCGACGTCCTTGGAGGAGGAGCAGATCCTCGCCGCATACCGCAGAGCCTCGAAGGACATCCGGAGCGCCGTCCGGGCCGTGCTCGGGATCCACTGAAAATAAAAATAACCCCTCCGGCGGACGGGGCCGGAGGGGTTATAAGAAGGTGGTGCCTCTCGGCATCACGCAAGCGCGAGGTAATTATACACCATGGCAAGGAAAATTGCGAACATATACAGACGCGACGACGGCACCTATCAGCTCAGGTTTACCGTCGACGGCCGCAGATATGCCGTCTATGGCAAGACGGTCGACGAGTGCCGGCAGAAGGAGGCCCAGAAGCGCCAGGTGATCGAGGAAGGCGCTTACCAGAGACAGAAGGACGTCACCCTCAGGAAGTATGCCGCATGGTGGTTATCGGGCAAACAGGGCACGGTGAAGGCCTCCACGGTGGCGATGTATACGAGTTGGATCTCGACCATCACCGAGGACCCGATCGGCGACGTACGGCTCCGGGATCTCCGCCCTCAGCACATCCGTGACTTCATCGGCCGGCTGTCCCTGCAGCCGTCCTCGATCAATCTGGGGATCACGGTGATCCGGTCGATCCTTAAGACGGCAGTCGCGGAGGATCTCATCCAGAAGAGCCCCGCGGACGGGATAAAGACCCTGAGAGCCCCTAAACGGGCACCGGAAGAGGACACGCATCGAGCCCTCACCAGAGAGGAGACAGCCGCCTTCCTGCGAGCGGCAGAGGCCCGTGGGGATGCCTTCCGGGATCTCTACACCCTCATGCTTCATACTGGGCTCCGGATCGGCGAGGCTGTCGTCCTGGTTGACGGAGATCTCTCTGGGAATCGTCTACAAGTTTGTAGGACGTTGACCAGATCCGGAGGGAATTACGTGATCGGGGACAGCCCGAAGAGCGATTCCGGGAACAGGATCATCCCGCTCGACGCCGATGCCCTGCAGGCCGTCCAGAGGGCGCAGGAGCTCCGGAGCGCGATGGACTGGAATACTGACAGGATCTTCTCGAACTCCGCCGGCTCCGTGATCATCCCGCACCAGGCCAACCGGGAAATAAAAAAGACGTGCGAGCTGGCCGGCATCGAGCCGATCACATCGCACGCCCTGCGGGATACCTTCGCGACCCGGTGCGCTGAGTCCAATATGCAGCCGCGTGTCCTGATGGAGATCATGGGCCATGCCTCGATCGCGGTCACCATGGAGATCTACGTCCACGCACTGGACGACGTCAAGGCTCAGGCCATATCTGCGGTCACATTCTGAAATTATTGGCACATAAAATGGCACAAAATACCCGCGAGCGGCGTAAACTCGCGGGTTTTTGCTTTATCTATTCTAGCACA